CAGGTTACGAATTCGGATCTAATCGTTATCGTCAGTTCCCAAGACGCACTCCCCGTAAAGGTCGAGGAAATTCTGGCTATTTCATCTACCCAGCACTTCGCAAAATTCAGCCTGAACTAGTGAAGAAATGGGAAGAAGCGTTTACGAAGATATTGAAGGAGTGGGATAAATAATGGCCGGAAGTAGAACGCTTAAATTATCCATCCTTGCTGACGTTGATGACCTCAAGAAGAAGCTGGACGTAGGTTCAAAAGAAGTTGAAGGTTTTGGCGGTAAGTTAGAAAAGTTCGGCAAAGTCGCCGCTGCCGCTTTTGCTGCGGCTGCTGCAGCTGCTGCGGCGTATGCTGGCAAGTTAGCGATTGAAGGCGTTAAAGCTGCAATCGAAGATGAAGCTGCTCAACGACGTTTAGCCCTTGCCCTAGAAAACGTAACTAATGCTACCGACGCACAGATTAAAGCCGTCGAGGAGCAAATACTTAAGACATCATTAGCGACCGGCGTAGCCGACGAGCTTCGCCCAGCGCTTCAAAGATTAGCCGTTGCCACAGGATCGGTTGAACGTTCTCAAGAATTATTATCTTTAGCCCTTGACATCTCAGCCGCCACAGGAAAAGACGTTGAGACAGTTACTAACGCATTGGCTAAGGCATACGAAGGCAACAACACAACACTTACCCGTCTTGGTGTTGGAATTACTGCAGCCGAAGTTAAAACTCTTGGCTTCGAGGGAACTGTTAAGCAATTGTCCGACACATTCGGCGGCGCTGCGGCAACTCAAGCCAATACTTTTGAAGGTCAAATAAAGAGACTCCAAGTGGCCTTCGATGAAGCCAAAGAATCTGTGGGTGCTGCTTTATTGCCTACCTTGCAGAATCTTCTCAACTTCTTTGTTAATACCATTATTCCTAAATTTACAGAATTCAAAGATAAGGCACTCGAGCCAATTACGACGGCCATCGAGAACAACAAAGAATCATTCCAAACGCTTTACAATTTTATTCGAAATTTCGTTATCCCAATCTTTGTGAATGGCTTGGGCGATGCTCTTGGCTTTATTGGTAAAGTTGTCGGCGGTATTCTCACAATCATCGGCAACGTTGTAAGCGGTGTTAAAACAGCCGTCGGAGTAGCAATTGACGCGATTAACGCAATCATTAAAGGCTACAACGCCATTCCTTTACTCCCTAATATTCCTACAATCTCCGTTCCTTCGGGCACAAGTAAATCCGAAACCCCGAAAGCACCTAGCGTTCCAACAGTTCCAAAACCAGATTTGCCTTCAATTCCTAAAGCGCCAAGTTCTGGTTCAACAGGAGCAAAGGCAGGAACTGGCGGCGGTGGCGGTGCTGGTGTTGGCGATTTAATTCCTTTGTCTATTCCTAGCGGCAAAGCAATTCCGAGCAATTTTGACGTTGGAGCAGTAAGAGCTGGCGAAGCCAAGAGCGACATCATTATTAACGTTAACGCGCCCAGCGCAATCGACGAAGAAGGATTTACTCGAGCTGTTGTCTTAGCCCTAAATAACTCAACCAATCGCGGCACTACCGGTGCTGGCGACCTACGGACTAACGCTCAAATTCTATGACCGCTTGGACGCCTGTATGGAGAGTAAGAGCTAACGGCGACACAGTAACCGGCGTAACTCTTGCCAATTTATCTATCACATCTGGCCGAACAGATATTAACTCGCCTACCCCTGCTGGTTATTGCTCTTTGCAGTTGATTAACACAAATAACAGCGTTTATAACTTTGCGGTTAATACTTCCATCCTTATCGAAGTTCAAGATTCTAACGCTGATTATGTGCCGCTCTTTGGCGGTCGCATTTCCGATATTCGTCAAATCGTCACAAGTGCAGGATCAGAAGCGGCAGTAACAACAATCAACATCACAGCCACCGGAGCTTTAATCAGACTTCAACGAGCGACCTTTGACGGCAACTTAGCCGAAGGATTAGACGGCGCACAAATTACCGACTTACTTGATGAACTATTGTTGGCGAGTTGGAACGAACTGCCACCAGCCGAGACTTGGGCTACTTACGACCCCACAGAGACTTGGGCCGAAGCTGGAGATATTGGGCTTGGGACTATTGACGCTGGCGAATATACGATGGCAAGCCGACAGATAAGCGACCAAGTTATTTCCAACGTCGCCAATCAAATCGCTTCCTCAGCTCTCGGCTATTTGTATGAGGATGCCAACGGAAATATCAACTACGCCGATGCGAGCCACCGACAGGATTACCTAGTTGCCAACGGCTACACCGACCTCGATGCCGCTCACGCAATTGGCGCAGGAATCGGAATCGTCCAGCGACAAGGCGACATAGCCAACAAAATCATTATTGACTATGGCAATAACTTCAACTCCCAATACATCGCCCAAGACACCGACTCACAAGCCACTTATGGGCTTTATGCAGAGCAGTTCTCAAGCTACCTCAAGAACACTTCCGACGTCGAGGATATGGGCGACAGACTGATTCAGCTCCGCGCCTATCCTCGCTACCTTTTCCAATCCATAACCTTCCCACTTCAAAACCCTGAGATTGACGACTCAGATCGAGACGCCCTGCTCAATATCTTTATGGGACAACCCGTCCGCATCACTAACCTTCCGCCCCAAATGCTCGGTGGCGAGTTCACCGGCTATGTAGAGGGATGGACGTTTAGGGCGTCGGTGGGTGGTCTTTCCATTACCTTCAACGCTTCACCCACAGAGTTCTCGGCCGTCGCTCAACAATGGGCGCAGGTCAACGCAGCAGAAAGCTGGAATAGTGTGCTTAATACCTTAGAATGGCAGGACGCGATAGGAGTGATTAGTTAATGGCAACAACAACGAACTTCGGCTGGGAGACTCCGGACGACACAGATCTAGTCAAGGATGGCGCTCTTGCAATGCGCACACTTGGCAACGCCATCGACACTTCTTTAGTCGATCTTAAAGGCGGAACGACCGGACAGGTTTTATCCAAAACTTCCAATACAGATATGGATTTTACTTGGGTGACGACAGATGACGCTAATGCAATCCAAAACGCCATCGTTGACGCTAAAGGTGATTTAATCACCGCAACCGCAGCAGACGTCCCAGCTCGTTTAGCAGTCGGCTCAAATGGTGACACACTTGTCGCGGATTCTGCCGCTACTACTGGCCTTCGCTGGCAGGGTAATTATGCGGCTGGCAAGAATAAAATTATCAATGGCGATATGAACATTTGGCAACGCGGAACCAGTTTCACCTCTGGGTCTGGATATACAGCAGACCGATTTAATTACTTGGGGGGCGTAACAACGCCAACAGTTACCCGAGGTAGCATTACGACAGGAACTTCTGGATTGCCTGAGTCGATTAGATACTGCGCAGAATTAACAGGTGGAACGGCAGGAACTACTGGATATTATTATTTCAGCCAATACATAGAAAATGTTGATACATTTGCAAACCAGACAATAACAATTTCATTTTATGCTAAAGGGTCTGTTGCTGGAACTGCTGCCTTGAGAGCAGCGCAAGATTTCGGGTCAGGTGGTTCAAGCGCAGTATTCTTAACCAACATTGCCACTTCAACTGTCGGTGCTACCTTTACAGTTTCTACATCTTGGCAAAGATTTAGCGCGACTTTTACAGTTCCTTCAATCTCAGGCAAAACCATTGGCACAAACAATTTATTAAATATTGGTTTTGTTAGAAACTTGGGCAGCACATTTACTGCGACCAATTTTGGTATTCCTTCACTTGTGGATTATTCAGGAACTTTAAGCATTACTGGCGTTCAGGTTGAGGCTGGCTCAGTAGCGACCGCGTTTCAAACCGCAACTGGCACACTTCAAGGCGAGTTAGCCGCTTGCCAGAGGTATTACCAAGTTTTGGTAGATGGACTTAATAAACGTATGGGCACAGCCTCGCAATTCACCACCACAGATATGCGCTGGGTTCATATTTTTCCAGTTACGATGAGAACTGCACCCACTTTAAGTGCGACTAGCGGAGCAAGTTATTACTATTTTGAAAGAAATGGTGGAACTGATAATTTTGATTCTTTGACAATGGCAGATGCAACAACGCAAACTTGTCTTTTATATAATAATACTGAAATATCTGGCACGGCTGGTCAGGCTGGTAACGCCGTTACCAACTCTGCAAGTGCCAAAGTAGCGTTTAGTGCGGAGTTATGATGAGAAACTATACAAAAATTGAAATGCCTAATGGCAACGAAACTATCCAGTATGAGGAAAACGGAGTGCTTTATAGCATCCCGACTGACCCTGCCAATTCCGACTATCAACGTTACCTGCGCTGGCTAGAAAACCCAGATGCAGAGGAAAACGGCACAATCTCGTAGGAATATGGCGAAACTTTGCAAAGCTGGTCAACAGCTTCGGGAGCAACTCGATGACGATTATCCTGATCGCGACCGCCGTTCTGACGGCTGGGTGGCTGATGCTCGTCATACTGCCAAAGGTAATTCTGACCATATACCAGACTTTCGAGGAATCGTCCGAGCTTTAGATATTGACGCTAATCTCAACGCTCATCCGGAAGAAACTTATGCGGTTGTTGAGAAGATTCGTAAATTAGCCAAGCGCGGCGATAAGCGCATTAAATATATTATTTACGACGGCAAAATTATGAGTCCGATATTGGGCTGGAAGCGCCGCAAATACAAAGGGGCTAATCCACATAAATCTCATTTTCATATTAGCTTCACAACTTTGGGAGATAACGACTCTAGCTGGTTTAACCTCGAAGGAGACAATAATGAGCGACCTCAAAAAGATGGCCGAAAGTTGGGCCAAGACGTTCCTAGCAACAGCACTCGCAACCTATCTCGCGGTGGG